GTCGACACTTCCAAGAACCTGGTCGTGCGCGCGGGTGCCGGCTCCGGCAAAACCACCCTCCTGGTCGAGGTCGTCAAGCGCCTCCACGGCCGGACCATTTTCCTCGCCTTCAACAAGTCGATCCAGCTGGAGCTGGAGAGCCGCGGCGTCTACGCGAAGACCTTCCACGGCCTGGTGTACAGCCCGGTGACCCGCTTCTACTCGTCCATGAACCGCGCCCAGGTCGACGCCAACAAGGTGCGCAACCTGGTCCGCGAGCGCTACAGCGACGACGACCAGCGCACCTACGGCGCGTTCGTCGTCAAGCTGGTCGGTCTCGCGAAGAACTCCGGCATCGGCATCCTGATGGATGACACCGAGCAGAACTGGGACGACCTGGCCGCCAAGCACGACCTGGAGATCGAGGACGTCAAGGGCGACTACCGGATCGCCATCGACCTGGCGCGCTCGATGCTCGCCATCTCGAACGCGGCCGCCCAGCAGGGCGTGCTCGACTTCGACGATCTGCTGTACCTGGCCGTCAAGGACGGTATCAAGCTGCAGGCGTTCGACAACGTCCTGGTCGACGAGGCGCAGGACACCAACGCGATCCAGCGCGCCATTCTGCGCAAGATCATGCACGACAGCTCGCGCCTGGTGGCGGTCGGCGACCCCTCGCAGGGCATCTACGGTTTCCGCGGCGCCGACTCTGACGCGATGGACCTGATCAAGGCCGAGTTCGCCGCCGAGGAGCTGCCGCTCACCGTCAGCTACCGCTGCGCCTCCGCCATCGTCAGCTACGCGTCGCAGTTCGGCGTGATCGAGGCCGCCCCGGGCGCTGTCGACGGCAAGGTGATCTGCCTGAAGCGCGACGAGAAGCCGGCAGACTGGATGCAGGCGCGCGACCTGGTGGTGTGCCGCCTCACCAAACCCCTTATCGAGTTGGCGTACAACCTGATGATGGCGCGCAAGCCGGCGTACATGATGGGCCGCGAGATCGGCGAGGGCCTGGTGAACCTGATCAAAAAGCAGCAGGCGAAGGGTATTCAGAACCTGATCGCGAAGCTGGAGGAGAGCACCAGCCGTGAGATCGAGCGCGCGAAGGCGAAGGGCGACGACGCGAAGGCGGAGCGCGCCGAAGACCGGCGCGACTGCATTCTGTTCCTGATCGAGACTCTGCCGGAGAACGAGCGCACCATCCCCGAGCTGATCCGCGTCATCGAGAATCTGTTCAAGAACAAGATCGACGCCGTTGTCCTGGCGACCGTGCACAAGGCGAAGGGCCTGGAAGCTGAGCGTGTGCTCTGGCTGAACTACGACTACGTCAGCAAGTGGGCGCGGCAGCCCTGGCAGAAGCAGCAGGAGAAGAACCTGCAGTATGTGGCTGCGACCCGCGCGAAGGTCGAGCTGGTCTTGATCCCTTCCAAACCCAAAGCGTGAGGCGCACATGATCGGTCTACTCTTCACCGTCGTCAGCGCCCTGGGGATCCGCTTCTGGATCCGCCAGCGCCGCGCCGACCGCGATACGGCGCGCCGGCTCGTGCCCCGCCCGCTAACGTACAACGTCTACAGCGCGGCCGACCGCGCGCTGCAGCGGGAGAAAGCGCGCGCCGAGCACGAGGCGCGGCAGGCGATACGCGCGCAGCTGTTGGTACCGTTCACCATCCGCCCGTCACGAGGAGGCTTTTTCAAGTGAGATACATCCACATCAGCACCGGCGGCGCCACGATGAACATCGGCGTCAACGAGGCGAAGCGCCGCGCGAAGCGGCTCGACAAGCAGGACCAGGCCGCGGTGGTCAAGCAGATCGGGCCAGGGTGGCCGCGCCAGCGCATGCACCACCAGGCCGTAATCAAGGCCCGCCGCCAGCTGACGGAGTCCCGCCGTGGACAGCCTGACGCTCCGTAGGCAGACCGTGGAGACCCTCGCGCTGCTCGCGGATCGGTACCCGAACCTGCGCCTGGGGCAGATCATCGGCAACGCGATGGGCGACGCGCACGACCTGTACTACACGTCGGACGCCGACCTCGCGCGCGGGCTGAACCAGCTCTTCGTGACGCTGACGCAGTTCCAGGCCGCAGGTATCCCGCTGTGACTGTCACGTCGCTAACGATGCGCCGCGCGCTGGCGGGGCAACCCGACTGCATGCTCTGGTCGCCCCGCGAGCTGCTGTTGCATTACCTTGCGCGTATAGCCGCCGGGGAAAACTTTACAGGAATGTTAGTAGCGCACGTGACAAAGCTGGACGACGAGACTATCAAAACTGGAGCGAGCCGCGCGCAGCTGCGCTGCCTTGAAACAGTGGGCCTTCTTGAAGCTGTAAAATTTGATTTGATGGAGAGCGAGTGATGTTGCCCGTGTTCAACACGTTGACGTCGCACGAGATCGTGATCGACCTGTCGCGGCCGGCGATGCAGGTGGTGTTGACGGCTACAGAGTATGCGATGACTCGCTTGTACTGGGGGCCGGAGAATCAGGAAGCGTACGGAGAGCTCGCGAACTTTCGGAACCTACTCCAGAACCTGATCGACCGCTCGGAGCCTGTGGCTGGAAACTTGGACCTGGTAGGAGGGTGAGATGAGACTACTGACCTTGACGGTGGCGACGCTCGCCGCCAACGCCGCGCTCGCGTGCGACTGCACGAAGCCAGCCAACTACGGCAACCCGCAGTGCGCCGCGCAGATCACGTCCGCCCTGAACGCCAAGGCGCCGACAGCGGCCGCGCCGGCGACGGCCAGCGCCAACGCGAGCGCGGCCGTCGGCCCCGTCACGGCCACCGGCGGCGCGCAGCAGCAACAGCAGCAACAGAGGCAGGGCCAGGCCCAGCAGGCGACCGCGTCGAGCGTCGGCGGGACGCAGGCGACGACGATCGAGACCAACGTCGCCGCCCCGCGCATCCCGGTGAACACGGCCTACGCCGCCGGGCTGGTCGCCGGCCTCTGCGGTGTCGGGTCGACCTCCGCCGGCGTGCAGACGCCGATCATCGGGGCGACCTTCGGCAGCACGCGCCAGAACAAGCCGCTGCGCGCGGTCTGCACCGCGTACTTGATCAGCCCGCTGATCGGGTGCACGGTCGCGTACCAGCAGCTGCCCGAGATCAAGTCCGCGTTCGACGCGCTGATGATGACGTGCAGCGGGCTCTTTGAGCCGCAGGTCGAGTACCGGGTGCCGGACGGGTACCTAAGCCCGGCCGAGGTCGAGGCGCGCGTCGCCGACGCGGTTCGCGCGGTGGCGCCGCCCCCGTGCGAGGCGCCCCCGCCGGCCCCGGCGAAGCGCAAGAAGCGCGTGGCCGCCCCCGTGCCGCCGGCCCCCTCGTGCATGATGCCGAAACTGTGACGCGGTTGTTGATTTGGCGCGACGGCAAGGGTACAGTCGTCGCACTGAAACTTGGAACTGAGGAGCCTGACATGACGATCCGATTCACCCCCCTGGGCTGCAAGGTGAGAACCACCTACGAGCCCGCGCCCAACGGCACCCTGACCCAGCACATCACGCTCTCCTGCGAGACGGCCACCCACCTGACGCTCGTGGCCGACGAGGCCGAGGCCCTGGAGCTGGCCGACCGGCCGCGGGTCGAGGTGAACCTGCCGCCGAGGTACCGGCCATGAAGACCGCCGTCGCGTACACCCGGGTATCGACCCGGGAGCAGGGCCGATCCGGGCTGGGCCTCGAAGCGCAGCGCGCCGCCATCCTGGCGTTCGCTGAGCGCGAGCAGATCACCCTCACCGGCTGGTTCTCCGAGGTGGAGTCGGCCAAGCGCGTCTCGGACACCCTGGCGGAGCGGCCCCAGCTGCGCGCCGCGCTGGAGGCTTCTCAGGCGGCCGGGGCGACGGTCCTGGTGTCGAAGCTGGACCGGCTGTCCCGGGACGTGCACTTCATCAGCGGGCTGATGGCGCACCGGGTGCCGTTTCTGGTCGCCGAGCTGGGGCCGGACGTGGACCCGTTCATGCTGCACCTTTTCGCCGCGCTGGCCGAGAAAGAGCGGGCGATGATCTCCCAGCGCACCAGGGCCGCGCTGGCGGCCCTCAAGGCCCGCGGGGTGGCGCTAGGTCGCCGCCCGGGGACGCGCCTGTCTGGGGCCGCCCTGGAGGCTGCCAGGGCATCCGCCCGGGCGGGCGCCGAGGCGGCCCGGGCCAAGCGGGCGCTGGCTCGGGAGGCGCGGGCGTGATCTACCTATCTGACGACGGCGACGCGCAGCTCCGTGACCTCATGGCGAGGTACCTGCGCAACTTGGACGACCCCTACCACGAGCGGCGCGAGGAGGCGCTGCGGTGGCTGGGGCCGAGGTACCTTTTGGCCCAACCCGTAAACAGGAAGCCCGAACATGCTTAAAGCCAACCACCCCTGGCGCACGCGCTCGCGCGAGTTCCAGACCCACCTCGCCAACCTGGCGCCCGCGGAGCGCGAGAAGGTCAAGGCCGCGGAGAGCGCGTACCTGGAGCGGCGGAGCGACATCGCCGGCCGCGACTTCTCAGCGCTACGCGCGTTTTCCGAGAGCATGGTCGGCGCAAGCACCGCGCGAGATCCGCACGATTTTTAGACGTTCAATTCACGCAACTTGAGGAGACTGAAAGAATGAACTACGCGAGAATTGCGGCCGGCCTACGGCTGCTGGCCGAAGCCTTCGACGGCGGGGAGGAGGGCGAGGTGAAGGTGCCAAGGGGAAAGGCCCCGAAGGCGCCGCAGAGCGCCGCCGCCCCCGCCGCCGCTGCATCTGCTCAGGCAGCGCCGGCTACTGCCGCTGCGGCGCCCGCTCAGGCGCCGGCTGAGACCGCGGCGCCCGCCGCCCCGCTGTCGCGCGTCACGCTGGAGCAGCTGAACAAGCTGGTGCTCAAGGTGGCCGCATCGAACCGGGACGCCGCGGTGGCGGCCCTGGGCCGGCTCGGCGCCAAGACCAAGGAAGGTCACCCGACCACGGTCGGGCTGGCGCAGGAGAAGTGGGACGCGCTGTACGACGCGCTGGAGGAGGAGCAGGCGAAGATCGACGCGGCCGCCGCGCAGGTCGCGCAGGCGTCACTGGTCTGAGTTGAGTCCCGCCCGCGCTGCCGAAAAATTCGCCTCAACTCGACGGGAGTGGCGGACCCGACATAGGCAGCGCGGGAGATGGGCTAGGAGCTGAACTTTGATAATTCACGACAAGCCACCGAACTTTGAGCTGATCAGCTTGCACTTCCCGGCGGCGAACAACGACGGGGTCGTGTTCGCGTTCGACGGGCACATTTACAACCCCTCCGGCCGGATCCTGCCGCCTGCACTGATCGCGCACGAGGATGTGCACCTGAAGCGCCAGGTCGAGCACGGCGCCGGCCGGTGGTGGAACGACTACATCCTCGACCCCGAGTTCCGGTACCACGAGGAGCTGCTCGCGCACGTCGCGGAGTTCAAGGCGCTGCGCAACGTCAGGGACCGCAACCACGGCGTCCGGCTGCTGATGTCGACCGCGCTGCGCCTGATCGCGCCGCTCTACAAGTACAGCCCACCGCGCACGCTGTTCCAGGCGTGCCGGGACTTGCAGCGGGAGATCGCACGAAAATGAGCGGCACCCATTCGATTCTCGCGCCCTCCGGCTCGTCGCGCTGGCTGCGGTGCGTCGGCGCGCTGTACATGTGCCGCGGAGTCGTCGAGCCCGACAAAGAGCACAGCGCCAGCGGCACCTGCAGCCACTGGCTGCTGGAGTGGCAGCTGACGAACCCGCACTTGGACCTCGACAGCTGGCTCGGGAAAGAGTTGGAGTTCGATAGCTTCAAGTTCAAGGTCGACGAAGAGCGCCTCGACCGCGTCCGATCGTGCGTCACCGTCATCAACCGCGAGCCCGGCGAGATGCTGACCGAGCACCGGCTCGACACGTCCCCGGTCCTGGGCGTGCCCGACCAGCAGGGACACAGCGACATCATCAAGCTGTACCCGGAGGGCGGTGTCGTCAAAGACGACATACTTCTCCGGGGCGTGCTCAGCGTGCACGATTACAAGGACGGGTTCATGCTCGTCAACGCGAAGGACAACACGCAGGGTCTGATCTATCTCTGCGCCGCGATGCTGGAGTTCGGGCTGGTCGGCGAGTTCAACGCGTTCCGGTTCTGCATCCACCAGCCGAAGCTGAACCACTACGACGAGTGGACCTACACGCGCGCCGAGCTGGAGCAGTTCATGGCGCTGGTGCGCCCCGTCGCGAAGCTGGCGTACGACATCTACCACGAGACCGTCCCGTTCGATCCCGCGCAGCACTTGAACGCGGGCGAGGAGCAGTGCACCTACTGCGCGGTGCGCGGGCGCTGCGTAGCGCGCGCGAAGCGCATCATGAGCATGTTCGAGCCGCTGATTAAACGGTACGAGCTGGACGATCGCTCGCTCGGGCTGATCTACGCGCAGCTCGACGAGATCGAGTCCGCGATCACCGACTTTCGCGCTGAAGCCTTGCGCCGCGCGAAGCTGGGCGTTATCGTGGACGGGCAAAAGTTAATATACGGCAACAAGGGCCGAAGGCAGTGGGTCGACAAGGCGAAGGCCGAGGCGGCGCTGCTGACGGTCTTGGAGCCGGAGAAAGTGTACGAGCCGCGCGAGATCGTGAGCCCGACGACGGCGGAGAAGCTGCTGAAGAAAGGCTACGCGGCGATAGAAGACCTGGTGACCCAGTCGGACCCTCAGCTCCGGCTGGTGCCGCTGGACCACAATGGAGAGGCGGTGACGCCGATCCAGTTCATCCCGACCGAAGAGCCGGGACTGATTTGATAGTTGAAGCAACAGGAGATTGAAGCATGAGTGAAGTTACTGTGAATCGGCAGATCAAGCTGGACAACGTGCGGCTGCTGCGCGTGTCGTTGACGAAAGAGTACATCGGCAAGGACGCGAAGGTCGACCCTGCCACGGGCAAGCCGCAGGGCAAGTTCCACGTCGACTGCGTGTTCCCGCCGACTCACCCCCAGTTCCCGCAGCTGCAGCAGCTGATCCGCGACGTCGCGACGCAGAAGTGGAAAGAGCAGACCCAGCAGAACCTGGACATGATCAAGGGCAACAACCAGCGGTTCCCGCTGCAGCGCGGGGACCAGTACCGCCCGGGCAAGCCGGCGTACGCGGGGATGCTGTACCTGTCGGCCGGCAACAAGGACCAGCCGACGATCCTCGTCACCGAGAACGGCGTGAACATCTCGAACCGCAACACGCCGGTCGTGCTGACGCCGGCCCACCCGTGCTACCCGTACGAGGGATGCTTCGCCAACGTGCTCTTGGAGTTCTACACGTACCTGTACGGCAACTCCCCGGGCATCGGGTGCAGCGTGCTCGGCGTGCAGTTCTACAAGCACGGCGAGCGGCTGCGCGGCAGCTCGGTCGCGAGCGGCAGCGAGTTCGGTCTGGTGCCGGCCGACGCCGACGGTGCGCCGGCGGGCGCTGCCGTGGCGTCGGGGGGCGCCGGGCTGATCTGAAGCTGTAAAGAGTCCCGCCCGCGCGTCGGAAGGTACGACGGCCTGGTGCACCAGTGACACGGTCGCCGACGCGCGGGAGATGGGCTAACAGAAACTTGAAAATGAACGAGGTGCTCGATGCTTTTGCCGCCCGAACCGCCGCAGCCGCTCTCACGCAACCCGCTGAGGGACACGAAGCCTAAGATCCGCAAGCTGCGGAACACCGACCTGTGGGTGTGCCGCGGCGGCGGCAGCAAGGTCCCAGGCTACGGCACGGCGCCCGAGCTGGCGTACAAGAACTGGGAACAGTTCCTAGCGTGCTGAAGATTCTCTTTCTTGATACCGAGACACGGTGCCGCCTCGACATCAACGTCGGGACAGACCGATACACGCGCGCGTGCGAGTGCCGCATCGTCACGTACGCGTTCGTCACCGGGCCGGCGAAGATATGGCTCCCGTTCTCGGACCCGATTATGCCGAAGGATCTCGCGGACGCGCTGAGCGACCCCGAGTTCCTGATTGTTGCGCATAATGTCGCTTTCGATAGGTTGGTGCTGGCGCGGGCGCTGCACATCGTCACGCCGATATCGCGGTGGCGGTGCACGATGGCCGGCGCCAGCGCGCACGGTCTCCCCGGATCACTCGAAGCGCTGGGCGCGGTCTGCATGCTGACCGCCGACCAGGCGAAGCTGGTCGACGACAAGGGCCTCATCGACACGTTCTGTGTTCCGCAGCCTGCGACCGGCAAGTTTGTCGAGCCCGAGGAGCAGCCGGAGGCGTGGGCCCGCTTTTGTGCGTACGCCATCCGCGACACCGAGGCGCTGCGCACGATCTTCAACCGGATGCCGCAGGTAAACTACGCCGGCGTGAACCTGCGCAGCTGGATGCTGGACCAGCTCGTCAACGAGCGCGGGTTCGGGTTCGACGTGAAGCTGGCGCAGGCGGCGTCGGACTTTCTCGACGATGCCCGCGAGGCGTCGCGCAAGGTGATGAAGGACAACACAGAGGGCCAGGTGACCTCAGCCACGCAGGCGAAGCGGCTGCTCGCGTATGTGCGTAGCAAGTATGGTATCGACATAGAATCAATGCGAGCAGGAGATGTACGTGACTACCTCGAATCCGATGACTTGGACCCGATTCTTCGAACTGTTCTCCAAGAAAGACTTGAGGCTGGAAAAAGTGCTGGTGTTAAATACAAACGGGGACTTGCTTTGGTCGGCCCCGAGAACCGTATCCGCCATTGGTGCCGTTGGTCGGGTGCGGGCCGTACAGGTAGGCACGCGGGAAAGGGGTATCAGCCACAAAATATGGCACGTCCGGCTATCACAGTCCGGCGCCCTGCTGGACACCCGCGAGCTGGACGAATCGAGCTGGAGCCGGTTCGAGCGGAATTTATTGATGATACGATCATCCCCGGAATTTTCAGTGGCGCTGCATTAAATAATCCGCTCGTATACGGCTGCGGACCATTCGAGGCAGTAGCCATCGCCGTGCGTCACGGAATCGTTGCCGCACCAGGCAACGAATTAATTGTCGGGGACTTCAAAAACGTTGAGACGGTCCTTACAGCATGGCTTGCTGGCGAGACCCCGGTGCTCCACGCATTCCGTGATCTGTTCGCTAATCCTAAAGATAAGAGCAAAGACCCATATCGTATCATTGCCGGCAAGATGCTTGGCAAGAAGCCGGAGGATATAAACGAGTCCGAGCGTCAAATGGGTAAAGTGGCGGTTTTGGCGTTTGGATTCGGCGGCGGCGTCGCAGCGCTCGTCAACATGGCGATTGCGTATCAGATGGACTTAGAGCCGCTGGCCGCTGTCGTGCTGCCGACGGCGACGCTAGAGCAGCTAGTGAAAGCGGACCAGGCATGGGGTCGCGCGTTCCTGAAAGGCGAAGACTTCGAGCTGGACCGCGACGTCTACATGGCCTGCGACATTCTGAAGCAGGCGTTCCGCACGGCAAATCCTGCTATCAATCAGATGCGCTATGACTTGAACACCGCAATCCTCGAAGCGGTCGCGGACAAGAACGGCACGGTGTACAATGTCGCGCGGTGCCAGGTCTGGTGCAACGCCTCCTTCCTGGTGATCCAGTTACCGAGCGGGCGTCGGCTGCTGTACGCTTCACCCATTCTCAAGCAAGAAGAGATAGAAGACCCGCTCGGCGGTAAAGCATGGAAATCGCGGTACCTAACCTATCTGACCGTACGCGGGCGCAACTGGCGCCGTGAGCGGGCCTGGTCCGGCCTATATGTCGAGAACGTCGTTCAAGCGACCGCGAATGACGTTCTGCGGGCCGCCATGCTAAGAGTGCATGATGACGCATTGTCGGTTCCGGCAGTTGCAGCGTATTTGAACACATTGGAGCCGTACGCACGTACCGCCATCAGTTTACACATTCATGATGAAGTGGGTTTAGATCTTCCACGCGGAGTCTATCCTGTAGATCGTTTCCGCGCGGTGCTGACGGCCAGCGAACCCTGGATGGACGGGCTACCTATCGCTGCCGACACCTGGGTTCACGAAAGATATGGAAAACGCTGATGACACACAATAGCAAAGAGTACAACGCCGCGTACTATCAGAAAAATAAGTCCAGGATAGCCAAACAAACAGCGGCTTACGCAAGGTGAAGGCGCAGTACAAAAGAACTTACGCGAAGCGCGCCACCATCGCGCCAGAAGTGGTGGCGGAGAGATACCTTTGTGACGCTATTGCGTTACGTGGCGGCATGTGCCAGAAGTTTGTAGAC